CAGTTTTTAATAGTTTAATATATATAAATATATATTATTAACGGTATTAACAGTTTTGTAGGAAACTTTTACTTTTTGGAAATTATATAGAAAAAAGTTCTGCCCGGAGAAGCAAACTGTTAATTATATATAAATATATAAAACCGTTAATACTGTAAATGATTTAGTTAACAGTTATAATATATAAATATATATTATTAATAGTTTTAACAGTTTTGGGCAAAACTTTTTGGTCGAGCTTAAAGTCAAAATTGAGAGATGAGAGTTCACTTATTTTTTGTTTTTTTGCTAGTTTCTTTTATATTCATAACCACACAAGCAATCAGTAATCCAATGCCAATACCTGTAATAAGTCCTATTATAAACCAAATCATAATTTGCTCTTTTTAATGAATCTGCCTTTAGCATCACGAGGTTTGTCATCATACCATGGAAGAGGAAATATTTTCTCGTTTAGATTTATTGTTGTCATTTCTTTTTCAATGCCTTCAATCATTTTCTTACTTGTTCTATTGTAATTTATTGTTTGTGAGATGCAACAAACAGTAATAATTATACAAACAACAATAAATACTAATAATGCTAATGTCCAAACATATTCATCAATCCAATTCCAAATGTTTTCTAATACTTCTTTCATTTTTCTCTTCCTCTTAATAAATTTAATGTATCTTTTAATGATTCTTTCGCGGAAGAATTTAATTTCTTATTTTTGATACAACCTTTTGAAATAAGATAATTATAAAAAATTATCCAACAAGCTTTTATATCATATTTTTCAAAAATTTCTTTTGCTTCATTTAATTCTTTTTCTTCTAAATCTCTCCAAATTAAAGAACTACACATATTATAAAGTTTCATTTTTATTTCAAATGGTATATCATTCACTAAAACTGAACTAATATAAGTAGTATGTTCTTTTAACATAGAATTCGTATAATTAAGTTCTTTGACTCTTTTAGCTGATAAATCAGCTATTAAAGAAATGGCTTTATCTTCTAAATGATTATCAATAAAGAATTGTCTAATTATTTCATAATCACTTAAACCAATAATTTTATATTTATCAATTATTTGTTGTAAAGTTATCATTCTAACTCCTCTTTCGTTAATGCCCAAGTTTTGCCGTAGTCTTTGAATAAGAACTTTTGTTTTCCATCTCTTACACATTTGCCATGAATATCAATAGATAAGCAACTATCAGGGTGAGTAATAAATACACCATCAGCTAATGTACCACTTAATTCAACAATTTTTTTACATTTAGTAATTTTGAAAAAGATAATCAAATCAATGCCTAACTCATCTTCAATATCTTCTAATTGACCGAGTTTCCAAGTCAAATCACTAATTAATATTTCTTTTGATTTTTTATATAATTTTTTATTTGTTCTATATTCTTTCCATTTTGTTAATCTCATTTCAACTCCTCCTTTAATAAGTCAAATTCTTTTTCGGTTAACAATTTACCTAAATCGTGTTTATCTGGAAAAAGTTCTTTTTCGTTTTCGTGATAAAAATCAAGATATTCTTTGTAAGTTTTAATGTCATCAGCATAATAATCAAAAATTACAAGAAGATTAGGCTTTTTCTCTTTGATAATTTCAAGTGCTTTAAGTTTCTTTTCGTAATCTTTAAGTGCGGTTTCAACTATTTTTAAGTTTTTATCTTGATTGTGTCCAAATCTTAAATCACAACTTATTTGATAAAATGCCTCTAATGGCGATAATTGTTTAGTCATAGCAAATACTCCTTGATTACTTCTAAATTGGTTTTATTTATCCTGCTTCTAACCATACAAGCAAGCAAAATTTCTTTATCGTAATGGCAATCTCTTTTTCTACAACTTTTTACCAATTTCAAGTCATCACTAATCTCAATCATTTTTTCTTCTTCGTTATACCACCAAGCACGTTCAAAATGTTTAGGTTTATAAATGTAAACACCTATATCTTTTGGAATTTCATCTTTAACTTGCTCATATACCTCATCTGTTAAAACAAAGTAATTTCTATTTCCAACGAATGACAATTTTGCTTTTGAATGAAAATCAGCAACACTTACTTTAATTTCAAAACAAGTAATTTCTTTCTTTGTAGAATTGTAAGAAATAGCGTCAACTCTATCATTGTCGCCACCACCAAAACCTATTGAACATTCAAGCACAAGAGTTTGTCCTATACCTTTTTCAAAAGAAACAAATAATTTTTTTTCTATTAGTTTTGTTAATTCGCTTTTCATCCCCTATTCCTCACTTTCTACAAAACAATAACTTTGTGGTGCTTTGGTTATCATAAATTGCTTTAATTCTTCATAACATTTTTTAGGTTCAATTAAAGATAAAATAGGTGGGTGTTCTGCACACCATTCACTAAAACCAATCTTATGAAACTCACTCAACTCTTTTGGTTTATCAAAGATGACTAAATCTTCAATGTGCAAAGCATAACCTGTTTTACCTTTAAGATAATTATCTATTTCGTTATATGATAGACAAGATTTGTCATAAAGTTTTTGAGATGTTAATTCTCTTGTGTGGCAAAAAGGGCTAAAATGACTAAAATCGTGTATAATTTCTTCAACTTTTCTTAATGTGAATTTTGCAACAACTTTGCCGTTTCTTATTGCGTCATTAGGATTTCCAAATAAATACTTATCCATATTTATAACCGTAGTTTTTCCTTTAGAGCAATAAATATACACATCAATAGGCAAGTCGCATTTAGGACAAGTTTTACGAATTTCTATTGTCTTTTTGCCATTTAGTATGTCGGCTACATATTTTGGTTTAATACTTAATAAAATTGATTTCATAACAATTCTAATTCTCCTTTTTCATTAGTCTTTGCTACTTGCTTGATAATTCCGTTCACAAGAACACAACCATACAAGTCCCAATCTTCATCAGGTTCTTCTTTTCTTGCTTGTGGTAATACTTGCTTCAATTCATAGCTGTAATCTCCATAAGTATCATAGATGTGTCCTTGTTTACTTGTAATAACATAAGCATCACACAATTCTTCAATGGTGTCGGCTTGTTTGATTGCATTTTCACTTGCCTCGAGTAAACTATCTTTAAAAGAATTTTTTATGTGTATTCCGTCTTTCGTTCTAATGTATTTCATTTAATCATCTCCTTAAATTCTTTTTCTTTTTTTAAATATATTTCTTTTGTGGTTCCATCTTTTTTTAATGAATCAGGTTTAATAACCACATCCAAATATTTATCAAACAACTCTTTAACTTCTTTAATAGCATTAGCATAACCTTGTTTGAGTCCATCTTGATATGTTTTTCTTTCGGCTCGTTTATTAATATCAGTTTTACCAGCATCTTGTCCACCAGATGTAATATTATACAGTGTATATCCTTTAGCAATGGCATTAGCAATTGTTTGACGCTCCATTTTGTCTAAATCAGCTTTGTCACAATAACGCACATGTATTTGCCAACCATATGGATTAGTAGGATAATAGAGCATGCGATTTTTAATAGATAAGTCAATATGTTGTTCAAATCCAATTACATGTTGTGCTATTCTATTAATAACATTTACAGCTTGACCGACATAAATATATTTTTGTGTGAATCCTTCTTTATTAGGAGGTGTCATACGAATGAAAGTATATATGCCTGGTTCATCCTTTAATTCTGAGTTATAAGAATATAAACATTCACAAACAAAGTTCATTCTTTCAGCTGCTTGTAAATATTTACGTTTTTTTGGACTAAATTCACTTAAACTCATAATTTGAATCTCTTTTCTAAATTATATGTATTAATGATTGATTTTGTTTGTGTTCCATTTCCAAATCTTGTATTTTGTTTATGTGTTATTTTATTTGTAGATATTATAACATACATAGTCTCGCTATTTATTTTAATATCAGTTTCATATACATCAATAACTGTATAATTTGTTTGATATTGTGCTATGTGATTCATGTTCATAATCATTTAACCATCGCTTCAACAAATGCTTCAGTAAAATCTTGACCATATATTTTCATAAGCTCTAAAATCAATGTTTTTAAATCTTCATCATAATATTCTTCTTCATCAGTATGAGATTCAGGATTGTTGGCATTATTATCTTCGCTAGCATGATAAATTGAAACACCAGCACTAAATTTATTTTTCTTTTTATTATATGTTAATTCAAAATGAAAGTAATCATGTTCATTCTCTGATTCAATTTCTAAATAATTTCCATTTAATAAATAAGTTGTTAAGTTTTCCATTTTATTTAAGCTCCTTTGAATAATAATTAAGTTCATTTAATACAGAATTTGTAAGACAACTAATTGATGTAACTTTTAATTTATTGCCTCTGCGTAATTTATTTAAAAACACAATAGCTTCATGTTTATCATTAAATCCTTTTTCAAATTCTTGACCTTTTTTGTTTAATAAACTAATTTCAATATAATAATGAATGTTTGTTGTAGATTCAATTATTGTGTGATTAGGATATAGTTTTTTAGCTTTTTCTAACTGTTTTTTATCAGTAATATCATATAAGAAATTAGTATCTAAATCCTTTAATGTATAAACTTTGACTTTCATTTTTGTAGTCTCCTTTACTTTGACTAATTACATTATACTATGATTAAAATGAAAATAAAACAGTTTTTTACATTTTTTTTACTGAAAATATAATTTGATGATACTTATTATATATAAATATATAATATTAAACTCATTTTTTTATTGCAAACCAGAGCTACCTAAACCTTTTTCTTCTCTTTTTTCTCCTAATTCTTCAACAAAATCAGGAATAATAATAGGAACAATAATAAGTTGGCCAATTCTATCGCCTTTTTTAAATTGAACTTTTCTATCTGTTGTATTTGTGATTAATGTATGAATCTCACCAGTATAACCACTGTCAATAGCTGCAAGATTTGTAGTAATACCTTTTGATGCTAATCCTGAACGAGGACAAATAAAACCAGCGTATCCATCTGGAAGACAAATTCCAAAACCAGTTCCAATTGCCTTGCTTTCATGTGGCCATAGTGTAACATTTTCGGTTGCGCATACATCTAAACCAGCATCATTAAAGTACTTACGTGTAGGTTGTACAGAATTTTCTAAATTAACTAATTTTCTGAAGATGTATTTTTCTAACACTTCAATTTCTTCTTCATTAAATTCAACTTTTTTCATAATATTATTCTAACACTTATTTTTTTAGTATTTATTTCATTAAATATCTTCATCTTTAATATCAGTTAAATCATATGCGATTTTCTTTTCATTGTCAATAGCTTTCATACGCATTTTAATTCCAACATAATATTTACCATTAGAATAAGTTAAACGCTTGAATTTTTTGCCCATATTTCTGCCAAATGAAGTTTGTGTCATAGGAATTTCTTTATTGTCTCTACACCACAAATCAAAATCTTTAAATAATATAGATGCATTTTCATGTGCTTTTGGGTCTATCTCACAGTTTTCATTAATCCACAATTGAACTAAGTCTGATTCTTCTTTATATTCTTTAGTTTCTTTTAAAACTTTTTGTGGTTTTTTATCTAAGCCTTCTTCAAGATATAATTTGAATCCTTTACATAACCATCCCGCAATTTGCGGCAATTCAGTAATTAATTTTTCTCTTAAATCTTTATCTGCAACATTTGTAAAGTCTTTATATAATGGAACTAAATTAATACGTCGCCAAATACCTTTATCAATACCTTTAATTTTTGGCTTATAATTTGATGCCATTAAGATTTTAGCTATCATTACAAATTCGAATGTATTACCATATAAGAAACGACCAGTCATTTTGCCAACACCAGAAGTTGCTTGTTTAACTAATGATTCATTTAATCTATCACCATCTTTAATTTCTTCCATAAAAGCAACTCTTTTGCGATTAAGTCTAGCAATTTCTTCTTGTGATGTGTTTGCATTTTTACTATCAACTAATAATTCTGGTCTACTTGTAATACCATACGAGCCCATTAATTCATTTAATATATCTAAAGCTAATGACTTACCATTATTACCATCACCAAAGAAAATCCACATTTGTTGTTCTCTTGTTGAACCTGATAAACAATATGACCACACTTTATGAACATAGTTAATCATTTCTTTGTCGCCTTCAAATATTTCATCTAAAAATTGAAGCCATCTAGTTGGTTCATTTTCTAAATCAATATCACAGTTTATTGTTTGTGAGATTAAAAAAGAACGTTGATGTGGTAATACTTCTCCAGATTTTAAGTCATAAACCATATTATTTGCACAAATTAAATATGGGTCTTTGTCAAAATCTTCATTTAATACTGGAATATCACCAATATGTTGACATTCTTCTAATAAAGCCTTTTTACCTGCATTATTTTGAATTTTTGTGATATTAGCAGCAATAAGTTTACGTGAAACATCATTTTGTTCTTTTCTTAATTCTTCAAGCATTTTTTCTGCTAATATATCAACTTTATCGCGAATCTTATCTTTAATATCATATTCCCAATACTTGCCATTCCATAACATCCATTTTTCGTTGTCAAAATTATAATGAATATCATTGAAAAACATATCAGCAAATCTGTGAGCATTACCAACATCAGTCATTGCATATGTTTTAGGTTGCATAATTGGTTCAACTTTAACTCTTTCTGGTATTTTAGTTTGAATTGGTTTGCTAATTTGATGAGTACCGACATATGAAATAGCACCAGCAATTGTATTATTACCATATGAAGTATTATTCCATTTGTTTTTGTGTTTATCATCTTTACTAGCATAATATGGTGAAGATACAAAAGCGTTCATTGTGTCATTAAAATCACCATTACAATAAAATGCTAATTTACAAGCTAATGACATATCAAGTTCAGACTCATTTGAATGTGAACCTGGAGCAGATGCATTCCATAAATCATAAAGTCTATTGTCTTTTTGTAAAGCATCAGCTAATGATATTGTAACATTATTATTATATACTTGGCCAACAGAACCATCGTAAAGTGGTGTATCTCTTATCATATACTTATCAAGCATTGGCGTCAAATCTAACATTTTGATTGTATCACCACTTAATTTATTTCCAGTAATAGAAACAAATTTATTAGTGTTATCGCTTATGTAAATCTCTAAACCAAGTTTTGAATTATTAATATAATATTTATTTTTGTCAAATCTAACAGAAGACTTAAAAATAATTCTAATGCCAGTTCCAGATGGACTTAATTCAGTATAAGAATCACAGAAATTAATTAATTCTTGTGCCATTTGTGATATTTCGCCATTATTAATACAATGGTCAATATCAATAGCACTAAATCCATTAAATATTCCTAAACCAGCACCACCTTGAATTTTATTATCAACTTCACTTATATAATTATCCAAATAACGACACATTGTTGGATAACTTACAAATGTAGTTCTATCATTACTTCTTGCTCCATAGCCTGTTAGAACATTAAATGGCTTTTTGACTAAATCACCATCTTGATTTTTTACATATTTCCAACAGCACCATAGAGCTTCTAATTTTAACTCTTCTGGTATATTTTTCAATAAATCTTTCATAATGTGTTTCCTCTTATGATAAACTATAAACTCTGCAGTCAATCAGAGAACTTCGTTTATCGTTAAGTTTTTAAGTAAAAGGAAACCATTGGAACCAAACAGAATTGCACTGTCTTAATGAGCTTTCGGTTCCATAGAGTGTTGTTAGTCTAAAATAATCTGCGCATCGTTCTGAGAAAGGAGGTACCAATATGTACAGCATATATTGATACTTTAAATGTAAACAATTTTTGATTAAAAATTTGATTAATAACCACTAACAACTAAGAATAAGCTTGGTTTATATATTAACGGAACCTTTGCCAACAAGTAACCCTTATCATTGTGTAAGATTCTGTACGGTTCCGGTAATACCTAATTAAAATGGCAATTCGTCGTCTGTTAATTCAACAGGACACTTTGGAACTTCTCTTGAAATTTCAACTGGTTTATCAAGTTTTTTGAGAGGTCTAATTTCAATTTTACCTTCTCTTAAAGCTGGTAATGAACGAACTTCATCTGCTTTTGCTCTAACTCTGACTTCACTATCAACTTCGTATTCTTCGTCTCTGAATACAACTACACAGAACTTGCCACTAAGTCCTTTTTCGTTCCAATCCCATTTATATCCTGGATTTGATTTTTCAACAGCTGTAATAAATGCTTTGAAGAATGGAAGTGCATTTTGTTTATATGAACGTGTTATAAATCCATAATTCTTACCAGTTGATTGGAATAAAGCTGTGAAATAGCCTTTAAATTCGCCTTCAACAATATCAAAATACACATTTAAATATTCTTTATCTAATACATCTACAACTTCAATAATTTTACAAGCGTATGCTCCAGCAGGTAGATTCTTAAATTCTCCTGCTTCATTAATTGAATCAAAACCGTCAATAACTTTCATTTTTTAAATTTCCTTTCATTTAAATTCGTAATATTTTCTAATAGATTCATCAACTAACTTTAAGTCATTATCAATAGTATCTGTTTCAAACATTCCAATTGGAGTTTTAACTGTGCTAATACCATCTTTATCATGAACTAAGAATTTATATTCACCATTGTTAACTTGCGTCATAATCACAATTGCAAATAGTCCTTCAACAGTTAATTGATTATCAAGCATCTTACCTAATGTTTTCGCTTTAATATGTCCATCTTCAGTTCTTTCTGTGTGATGTAAGAAATAAACTACAAAGTCTTTAGGAAGAGCTGTAATAACAAATTGAATCAAATCTTTAAAGTGAACTGCTAAATCAACATTTTTAGAATAACCTGTTTCTTTAGCTCTATTAAATGACTCAAATGCCATTAAGTATTGTGTATCATCTAGAACAAATGATTTAATCTTATTTTCTTCTGATGTTGCAGCTTTTAATAATACAGCTTTAATCTTTTCATAATCAGAAGTATCAATTCTTTTTAAACCTTCTTTGTTTTTGAATGATAATTCTTTACCGGCAACATTTATAATAAATACTTCATCTGATTTGAAGTTTCTTAATGAGGCAGTTTTGCCGCTTCCTGACTCACCAATTAAGAATACTGGACAACCCATTTTTTATGTGTTTCCTCCTTTTAATATTAATATTATATAATGCTATTTTTTAGTATTTATTACAATAGGTAACTTTTCACCTTTTTTAAGTAATTTTTTGTTTTCATTTAATTTTTTAAGTTTTTTAATATCATAAAGATTTTTAACTAATAAATACATAAGAGCAACTTCAGCATTATTTTTGTCTCCTTTGCTTAATTTAACTTTTACAAAATGACCATCTGCGAAAAATAAATATGAAGATTTACGCTCAGGATATTGAACAAATTGCACAGGAGCTTCAAAACTTTGAATTTCATGCATTTTTTTATTGTATTTATTAATTATTTTTGCA